CCAAAACAAGACAGGGCTGTATTTGTAATTAAAGAACAAAATAAAGTGGTTGGTGCAGTAGGCAGAGCAATATTATCAAGTACATATCCTAAATGGTTTGTCTATGGAAAAAAATCAAATCCATTTATTTGTGGCACACATAAAACTGCAGTTCTTGTAGAAGATTGTGCCAGTGCCTGTGCTGTCTCTAGTGTTATAACTGGAGTAGCATTATTAGGTACATCCTTATCTGAACAATACATCCCCCATCTTAAAAAATATAATGAAGTGTTAGTTGCTCTTGATAGAGATGCAACAGCCAAGTCATTTGACATAGCTAGTAAGTTGTGCTATACTATACCTAGTAAAGTTGTTATGTTAGATGATGACTTAAAATATTATAATGAAGAGAAAATTAAGGAGATACTACAATGACATATGTAGATGAATACAAAATACAAACTATTGGTTCTAAATGGAACAAGGGAAAAGAGAAAAAAAATCAAGTTCTGACAGAGCTTAAATCAGATAATGGTATAGACATAAAAAGACTTTCCAGATTCATTGACGAATATGAAGATACCTTAACAGGGTGTTGTACTGATTGTAAAATAACTGTAGAATTTATAGAAAGAAGGTAAGAAGTGAATATATTTTTTCTATCTAAATATCCAAATGAATCTGCACAGTATCTATGTGATAAGCATATACCAAAAATGTTTTTAGAAACTTGTCAGATGTTATCTACTGCTGTTCAAAGGCATAGAGGTTTAGTTAAAGGCTTATACAAACCTGCCTACTCTAACCATCCTATGACAAAATGGGTAGGAGATACCCATGCTAATTTTGAGTGGGCAATGAAACACGCCATGGAAATAGAAAAAGAATACAAAGTAAGGTTTGAAAAAACACACAAGTCTGGAAGGATACTAACTCAAATACTTGAAAACTTTTACTTTTATGATATACCAAAGGGAGATAAATTTATATCTCCACCTCAATGTATGCCAGATGAATACAAACATAAAAATTATGTAACTGCGTATCGTAATTATTATAAAGGGGCAAAAAGATATTTTGCTAAATGGGAGAGAGGTAGAAATGAGCCTAAGTGGTTTTAAAAAGTTAAAGACAAGATTGAGACACTTGAAGAAACGTCTTGATAAGAAAGCATTGCGAGACCCTCGTACAGTAAGGGAATATGCATTGCGTAATAAATGGGAAAGAGTTCGATTTATTTTAATAAAGAGATATGGAGATGAAATATAATATGGAAGATGAGCACATATGCTGTCCTTCTTACCCTAACTGTGAGGAGGCTGTTCTTGGTTGCATAGTGCAACAAGGAATAAATAATGTAGAATGGTACGGACACAAGGATACTGATGATAAAAACAAAAGCAAATAAAAAGTTTGATATTGATTTGAAGTATGGTCAAATAAGAGAAGACCATATTTCAGCCATGTTCAAAGATAAGAAGATAGAAGTAAAGACTGAAAGGGATTGGTGGTATAAAACAGGTAATATAGCATTAGAGTATGAATGTAATAATAAACCTAGTGGTATTAATGCTACTCAATCAGACTACTGGATTCAAATATTAGCAAAAGGAGATGAGAACCATTGTATGTTAGTATTTGAAGTTAGCAAACTAAAAGAAATAGTTGAGAAACACAAAGAGAAATATACACGAATGGTAGGAGATAGGAATGCATCTAAATGTGTTATATTACCTATTAAAAAATTATTTGAAAAGGAGGCTATCGGCATAGAGTAACTTGACTACAAAATGAAATGAACTTTTTAAAGGACAAAATATGGAAAAGCAATTAATAAATCTTCTTTTGAAGAAAGACTTTTATAGTAAGAACAAGTCTAAAATTGGCAAAACAGTTTTTACTAATGGAGTGGGTAGCTTTTATGATACGATAAAAAAAGCCCATGAAAAATATCCAGATAATGATTTGGAGATAGATGAAGTTTCTGCATTACATACAGAGGTGTATAATCCTGCATTAACTAGAGCATCTAAAATAAACTTTGTCAATTTGATTGACGAAATAAAGAGTGAGAAGTTGCCCAACAAAGATGTGGCAAAAGACATTCTAGATTCTATGTACAAAAAAAGTGTTGCACATAGGATTGCTCTTGAGGCAACTAATATTTATAATGGTGGTGACGCAAGTTTTCTCACTATAAAAAATTATGTTGATGAGATTGAAAATGAAGTAGAAGAAATAGAAGGGAGTGTGACAGATGATATTGAAGAACTTATCAAAGAACTTGATGAGGATACTCAATATTCTTTTGGTGACATACCAGATTTGAGAAGGTTAGTTAAAGGTGTTGGTAAAGGTAATCTTATGATTGTATTTGCTAGACCAGAGACAGGAAAGACTGCCTTTTGGGTTAGTTTAGTCGCAAATCGGAATGGATTTGCCTCTCAAGGAGCCAAGGTTCATGCTTTAGTCAATGAAGAACCTGCAATTAGGACTCAAATGAGACTAATAAGTTGTTGGACAGGCATGACAAAAGAAGAAATAACAAAAGATATTTCTTTAGCAACAGAAAGGTGGAATCAGATAAAATCAAATGTAAAAATAATTGATACAGTCAATTGGGATTTAGACCAAATTGATGCTTACTGTGATGTTAATAAACCAGATATTGTTATTGTTGACCAATTAGATAAGATTGGTGTTCGTGGTAACTTTGCAAGAACAGATGAAAAACTTCGTGCAATATATACAGGAGCAAGAGAAGTAGCAAAAAGACATGACTGTTGTATCATAGCAATATCTCAAGCATCTGCAGAGGCACAGGGTAGGGCTGAATTAACATTTGATATGATGGAGAACTCCAGAACAGGAAAGGCGGCAGAGGCTGATTTAATAATTGGCATAGGTCAACAAAATGTAGTGGATTCCGAGGCAGTTTTAAGAACTCTATGTGTATCTAAAAATAAAATAACAGGATGGCATGGAAGAATAGATTGTGAAATTAACCCACTTTTATCGAGGTATGTAGGATGATAACAGTAGTAGATGTAGAAACTAGTTTTGTAACTGGAGTAAATGGTAAGTCAGACCCTTCTCCTTTTGATTCTAGAAATAAATTAGTAAGTGTAGGTATCAATGATGAGTATTTATTTTTTCATCACGATGAAAGAAGTGATACAGGTGCTTACAGAAGAGTACAAGATATTTTAGATAAGACCACATTATTAATTGGTCACAATTTAAAATTTGATTTAGCATGGCTGTATGAAGTAGGGTTTACATATACAGGAAAAGTATATGATACTATGATTGCAGAGTATGTTTTACAAAGAGGTGTAAGAAAAGCTTTATCCTTAAAAGAATGTTGTGTTAGAAGAAATCTAAGTAGAAAGTCAGATGCAACAGAAGACTTTATGAAACAAGGTATTTCATTTGAAATGATTCCGGCCAAAATTGTAGAGGAGTATGGAAGACAGGATATAACTGTTACTAGAGAACTCTACCATTCACAAGTAGATGATTTTAAAAAAGCAGATGGGATTAATCTTATTCCTACAGTTAAGATGATGAATGAATTTTTAATGGTCTTAACTAAAATGGAAATGAATGGTATTGAAATAAACTTACAAGATTTAAGTGATGTAGAAATGCAATTCAAACAAGAATATGATGAGCTAAGAGAACAAATTGATACAATGATATGGGAACGAATGGGAGATACAAGAATTAATCCTGCAAGTCCAGAACAATTATCATGGTTAATTTATGGTTTGCGTGTTGTTGATAAAAAGAAATGGGCTGAAGCTTTTAATATAGGAATAGACCCTTATACTAAAAGACAAAAGAAAAAGCCTAATTTAAGTAGGTCACAATTTGCCAAAATGGTATCTCAAATGACTGAACCTTTGTATAAAACAAGGTCTCATCAATGTGTAACTTGTAGTGGCACAGGTAAAATACAGAAGATAAAGGTAAATGGAGAGCCATATAAAAATTTAAGTCCATGTAATTCTTGTGGTGGTGCAGGTATTATATATGAAGAAACAAAAGCAGAGGCAGGATTTAGAGTAAGACCTTCTTTTGCATCTGATGTTTCAGAGGGTGGATTTAAAACTGATAGGATAACCTTACAAAAGCTTAATTCAACAGAAAATGAAGAGTTAAATGCATTTGTACAGGCTATTACTAGATACAATGCATTAGAAACATATCTTCATACTTTTGTTGATGGTATAAAAAATCATTGTAGTAGCAATGGTAAACTACATCCTAAATTTATGCAGTGTGTAACAGCAACAGGTAGGTTATCCAGTAGAGACCCTAACTTCCAAAATCAACCTAGAGGAAAGACATTTCCTATTCGTAAAGTAGTACAATCTAGGTGGGATAAAGGTAAGATACTTGAAATGGATTTTGCCCAACTTGAATTTAGAACTGCTGTCTTCCTTGCCCAAGATAAACAAGGGATAAAAGACATACAAAATAAAGTGGACATCCATCAATTTACAGCAGATGTAATTGGTGTTTCTAGACAAGAGGCAAAGGGTCATACCTTTAAACCTCTCTATGGTGGTATGTCTGGTACAGATGCAGAAAAAAAATATTATAAAGAGTTTCTGGTGAAGTACAAAGACATTGCTAAGTGGCATGATAAATTGCAAAGCGATGCTATTAATTATAAAGTAGTATCCCTACCAACAGGAAGAGAGTATTCTTTTCCTTATGCAAAGAGAATGCCTTGGGGTGCATCGTCTAGTGCAACTCAAATAAAAAATTATCCTGTTCAAGGTTTTGCTACAGCAGATATTGTTCCTTTAACTTGTATTGCTATAGATAAACTATTTGTACAAAATGAAATGAAAAGTCTTTTGATAAATACTATACATGATTCTGTACTTGTAGATGTACATCCAAGTGAAGAGCAAAAAGTAATTAGCTTAGTAAAAGAAGGAGCAGGTAAAGTAATACCAATGATGAAAGAATATTATGATATTGATTTCAATGTGCCTCTTGACAATGATGTTAAGATAGGCTATGATTGGTTAGATATGGAGGAAGTATGATAACAAGTATCTTACTCGGATTTATTTTAATTACATTATGTGCTATTGCAGGTATGATATTTGTAATAGGTAGAATATTAGATGAAAGGCTAAAGTAATGGGTGCAATGAAATGGTTTATGATGGGTGTTCAAGATTTAATAGACCCAAATAAAACAGAAGAAGAAAACTATACCATGAATAAGGATAATAAGGTTCTTGTTCGTGGGGAAAAATTTAGTATAACAAAAGATGATATATCTTATGCTTATGCCCAAACAAAAAATGAGGGGGAAGATGTTTAATACTATGGTAGTAGGAGACTTATTTGAAGAAACAGATGATTGGGTTAATGATGAAGAGGCTCAAACGTTTACACAGATTGAGGACTTAATTAGGGAGTTTATTGTTAATAATGGTAAAAGACCTACAAAATTATATGTAAGTGACAGTGAGGATAATCAAAGTTATTTATTATGGTTTGGTAAATCATTCAATTTGGAAACAGAACGAACAAAAAAAGCAACATATTTAGAATAATTTTCTTGACAAATTCTAAAAATTATGCTAGAACAAATTAACAATAAGGAGGTATCTATGACTGATACTCAAGTGACTAACTTTGAAAAATTATCCACTTCTCAAATCATGGAAATGATAGGTCAAGAAGGAGGACAATCATCTTCAACAGGCTTACCTAGATTAACAATAAATAGGCAACCAGAAGATGATGATGGTAACAAAATACCGATGGGAACATATGGTGTTTATGATTCTGGAATAGAGTCGATGGTTTATGGTAAACCTGCTATCTTTAGACCCTTTATAAATTCATTTCAGTTTATGGAATATGATACAGAACAAAATAAGTTTTCTAAACGTTCTGTTATATTTAAGAACTGGAAAGATGAGGCAATAGATACAAGTGGGGGAACTCGCTGTGGTAAAATACCTTTTAAAGAAAGGGATAAGTTATCTAAAGCTGAATTAGAAATGCAGAAAAACATAAAATGCTACAGGCTTGTTTATGGAACAGTAAGCATGGAAGGTCAAAATGCAGAGGGCAATCCAGTATCTATTAAGCACAAACCTGTATTATGGAGAGTGACAGGAAGTAACTTCACACCTGTTGGAGAGGCTATGCAAAGTCTTAAAAATAGAAAGAAGTTAATGTTTAATCATACTCTATCTCTTGAAACAGATAAAAGAAAAGCAGGTTCTACAGTATACTATGTTTCATCTATAAAAGTAAATCAAGATGAAGTTACGTTTACTAAGGAAGATATGGACTTAATGCAAAAGTTTCAAGATATAATTACTACAGAAAATGAAGAGATTGTTGGGCTTTGGAAAGAGGCCAATAAAACTAAAATAAGTCAAGATGATACTGATACTGCTGATACTGTTTCGGCAATAGAAGGTAGTCCTTTCGAGGTTAAAACTGCCTAGTCAGATATTACAAAAGGTTCAGTCGTTCCTCAAAAGGGCAACAGATGATTCTGTTGAAATCTCTGAGGAACTGATTGAGCAGTTTGGTGAAGATTGTAAAGAAGCTATTCGTAAACAGTTTACACAAAAAAGAGAAAGTAAATTTAGAACCAGAATGTCCAATGCAGGAAGACCCCTATGCCAACTGCAAATGGAAAAGAAAGGTATCAAAGGAGAGGGGCAACCTTATAATAATAAAATGAGAAATAGTTTCGGTGATTTAATTGAGGCACTTTCTGTTCTTGTATTAAAAGCATCCGATGTAAATGTTAATTCAACTCAAAAAGGAGTAACCTATGACGTAGCTAACACCAAAATTGATGGTACATATGACATTGAAATTGATAATACTATATACGATATTAAAAGTGCTTCCCCTTGGGCTTTCGAGAATAAGTTCGGAGACAATGGGGGATTTAGTTCTATAGCAGAAGATGACCCTTTTGGGTATATGTCGCAAGGTTACTTATATGCTGAGTCTGAAAAGAAAAGATTTGGTGGGTGGATTGTTATTAACAAAAGTACGGGTGAATGGTTAGTAACAGAAACTCCTAAAGATGACAAAGAATATAAAGATAAATCTTTAAATACCGCAAAAGAAAACTTCAATGCTCTAGAAGAGGACAAACCCTTTAGGCGATGCTACAGCGATGTAGCAGAAACTTTTAGAAAAAACCCAACAGGAAATAGAATATTAGGAGTTACTTGTAGCTTCTGCCCATATAAGTTTCCTTGTTGGGGTTCTAATAAGTTGCAGTATCTCCCTCAACAGCAGTCTAAAGGGAAAAGTCCTCGTTGGTCTTACTACACTGAATTAAAAAATCCTAGAGTAGAAGATGAGAACTAGTAGTAGAAAGGCTAAAGGGAGAAGATTACAAAATTGGGTTCGTGATGAACTATTAAAATTATTTACCCAATTTACAGATGAAGATATATTTTGTGCAATAATGGGAGAGAGTGGTGCTGATGTAAAATTCTCTCCACAGGCACAAAAATTACTTCCATACTCTGTGGAATGTAAAAACAAAGAAACATTTAAAGGTATATATGACATAATGAGACAGGCACAAAGTAATACTAAAGTAACACATACTCCATTAGGGATTATAAAAATGAATAATGAAATACCTTTAGCAATAGTTGATGCTAAAGTTTTATTTAAAATGATGAGGGAAAATGTCAGAGGATAAAATAAAATTAAAAGACTCAGTTAGACTATTTGTTTCTCCTGCAGATAATGGATTTGCTTGTGGTGTAATAGAAGATGAATGGATGTACACTGATGAGGGTTACTTTTGTTCTGTTATAGCAAGAGGAATGATGAAAATAGCCTGTGATAACCCACAAGATGTTTTTGAAGAAGGCCTAGAAGGGTTTAGATTAGATTTAGAATATAAAAACTCTATAGAAAATACAAAATCAAATGGCTCAGATGTACTTGAAAATGATAAAGTTATAAGCATCGTTCCCTTTATAAATAAAAAAAAGTTAAATTAAATGCCAGAAGACTGGAGTTACTGGTGGCTACTGCTAATGGTAACAATAAATACAGCACAGAATGTATGGGTCTTTTTTGTAGGGCGTAAATTTAAAAAGGAAAATAAATGATACATACAAAAGATTTTTTATCTCATGCCATAAAATTAGTAGGTGGAGATAGACAAAAAGATTATGGTGATAAAGTAGAAAACCATAATAATATAGCTAAGTTATGGTCAGCATACTTAGATATACCTGTAACAGCACATGATGTAGCAATACTAATGTCATTATTAAAAGTGGCTCGTACTAAATTAGGAGCAGTTAGTAAAGATACTTATGTTGATATGTCAGCTTATAGTGCCATAGCAGGAGAAATTAAATTTAAGGAGAAATAAAATGTCAGAAAAAAATGTAGCTTATATTATGACAGAGGAAGTTAGGAGTGTAGTATTAAAATATATGTATACACGACCCTATCAAGAAGTAGCACAGGGTATTGCTGTGTTAATGCAATTACCTAAATTAGACCCAAAGATAAGTCCAGACTTTATAAAAGATACTTCTAAGTCTAAAAATGAAAAAAGCTAACCTGTTTTCCCTACAAGTTGCTGTAAGAGAAGACGGAAGGTTAGCTTTTGATTATGATTATGTTAAGCCAGATGTTTTTATTAAAACATTAAATGAAATGTATCCAGAATTTGAAAACACATATACACTGGCTTCTATTGTTCGTTTATGTATTGATAATTCAGAATACTTATCTTCTGAATTAATTAAATTAGGAAGGGTAACTTAGGCTTTTGCCATGTGGTCACTTAATTCTTTTGCTCTGTTAGGTGTTTGTTTTGCCCATCTTGAATCGAGCATTTCTATACTTGCTTTAGTATAATCTCTATTTTGTAAAGCTTTAATCATATTCTTAAATTTTCCTACTCCAGAATATCCCATTTGAAATATCATTTCACATAATATTTCTTTGGCATCATCTGAAATAGAACGTAGATTATTTACTTCACAAAATTGCACCATAAGATTCCAACCTTTCTCAAAGTCTTTATCAAATAAAGCCTCTAATTCTTCTTTTGGATATGCCTTACCTTCTACGAATTTATCTTCGTGTACAATAAGGTGGCCATATCCTATGGTTTTTTTATTTAAGGTATCTAGATATATTGTATCTCTAAATCCTTCGTGAATCTTAATTTTTTCTTTAAGTGTATCTTTAGACATTAGTTTCCTAGTGGGTTGCTATTAAGTTCTTTAATTTCTTGAATTAAAACATCCTGTAATTCATTTTCTTTTTTAACTACAGCAACATCCTTACTTAATTCTTCAATATCTTCTTCTAATTCCCATGCATACTCTTCTAATTCTTTAAGAGCTTCATAGATAGGTTTTGTATTAGCAGGTTTAGGTAACATAGCTATTTGTTCTTTAACTTTACCTATCTCTTTAAATACTAGAGTTAAATCTACAGGTTGTATCTGTTCCTCTACTTCATCTATTCTATCAATTAATTCTACTTTCAATGCAGATATAGTCTCTTTTAATGGTGCTAAATCTACAGTTTCATTTACCACAAATTCTTGATTTTCTATTTGGTCTAATCGTAAATTGAACTGGCCCCATGTATAGAACCCCCCTCCGATTGCCCCAATCACACCTATTAGTGCGGCATATGTACTAAGTTTTTCTACTATTTTCATCGTTTAAGTGCCTCCAGTTCAGCTAATAATCTTTGTTTTGTTTTATTTATGTTTAATAATTTAACTCTATGTATTTCTATAGGGTCATTATCTGTGTAAGAACTTAAAGATGTTCCTACATATATATCTCCAGAGTATGAAGATAAATCTATTTGTAAGAATAGCCCCATGTTTGTATTAGCATATATGTCTTTTGCAGAATAAAATGCTATTTGTTTATATGATTCGAGGCTATTCTCTTTAAAAAATAAGTCTTCTTTTGATAAGTTTTGAGTTGTTTCTTTTGTAACTTTAGCTATTTCTTTAGCTATCTTCTTTAAATTTTGTTTTAATTTTGTCTCTACCTTTGCAACATCTGTAGCAATCCTGTCCTCGGTGTCCACTTCTTCTCTTCCTTCCGATTGTACACTGTCTTCCTCTCCACTATCTTCTGGCTGTACTTCGGATTCCTCAGTGCTTTCGCTACTGGATTCTTCTTCTTTTGGACTTTCGTTTTTTTCTGTTGATTCATTACTTGCTACTTCCTTTTCCTCTGTTATTGATTCTGACTCAGTAGATTTAGGCTCTTCCATTGCCTCTTCTTTTTCTTCAATAACCTCTGGTACGCTTTCTTCGTTAGTTGCGACTTCTTCCATTGGTTCCTCAAACTCTTCAAAAGATTCTTCAGTAAGTTCATCGCTAAACTCCTCCTCAATTATCTCTTCAAAAAATTCTTCGGCTGTAATGCCTTCATCCTCAAGAAACTCCATGAACTCTTCTTCCATGCCAGTTTCTTCTAAAAAATCTGTAAAATCCTCCTCAAATTCTTCTGTAAACATTTCTTCTGAAACCATCATAGGTTCAGAAAACTCTTCTTCAAAAAATACCATTTCCATATCTGGCATTTCTTCAAAACCCTCCATCTCAAATTCTTCTATTGGAGGTAGTTCTTCAATATCTACTATTTCTATATCTTCAAAATAAAATGAATCATCAAATGTAAAGTCATCTTCAAATACTATTTCTTCTTCTATTGGTATTTCAAAGATAGGTAGTTCATCCTCATACCAATCAAAATCTTCTGGTAAATCTTCTATTATAGTAATAATATCTGTATCAATATCATCTATAACATCTTGTGTATCCTCATCAATAGGTGGTATATATTGATAACCTATGTTTAATGCAACATTATCTACATCTGGCCCACGATGATAATTATCATAAGTTGTACCTGCCGTCTCATTATACACTTCTGCTCTGACTGTAAAATCAGTTTGTGTATTCGAACCTTGAGTATAAACATTTGTGTAGTTTGTAAACGTACCACCATTTCCCGGTCTACTAGGGTCGTGGTCATTTATATCTCTAACTTGTGTAGATACGGAACCATCAGAGCCTGTAATAGTTTGTTTAAGAGTAAATGTGTTTTCAATACTATTCCAAAACCATACATCTGCTGACATGGTTGAGGTAAAGCCTTGATTAATTTCTGATTGTGTCAAATGACCATCACCAACTAAATCTACATCTTGATAAACATTATCTTCTGTATGTCCTTCAAATGCTAATACACCACCAGTATCATCCATGCCTGTTTGATATGGAAATCCATTCCAAGCACCATGGGTGTGAACACCTTCGTCTCCATCTGTTGACCAACCAGTTGTAGTTGTAGTGTTGCCCGTTCCAAACGTAGAGTTTGTAAGTATGTTTCCTGTATTTATTGTCTCTGCATTAATACTAAAACTAAACAATAGTAAGGCAATTAAATACCTTATCATTATATATCTAATGCTATAATAATTAATCCACCTGCAATACTAATTGCGTATGCCATTACTACTATTTCAATCATGGACTTGTATAGAAGGTTTTTCTACAATTTTTTTACTTTCTTCTATTTTTTTAAGTCTTTCTTTTTCTTTCTTTATTTTTTCTTCTTCTTGTATTCTTTTTTCTTCTGCAATTCTTTCTTTTTCTGCTTGTAATCTAGCTTTTTCCATAGCTATCTCTTTATCTACTCTAGCCATAACTTCTGCTTTAACTAAAAACTCATCATAATCTGGTCTAAGTTCTGGGTATTTATCCCACATAGCTTGTGCATCTGGGCCTATCTTACCATCCCAAGGGCAGGGAGTTCCTGCAGATTTCATAGCCATATAGACCCTTTCATCTTGACACAGGAGACTGACAGCCGCAATTTTCATATTAAAATCGAAAAGCACTTTACTTAACTTAATACGTTCACAGTTTAAATCCCGGATATGTTTGCCCCCAGATAGGCCAACACCAAGGGTAGAAACAGAGCCACTAATGCCCATACTGCAAACATCTTGAGACATACTCGAAAATGATGGGGAGTTAGCTGAGTTAACGGGTACATCTGACCCATTGGTAGTGCTGTTATTGGTTGTCGTTGACGTTGTTGTGTTTGTTTGTCCATCGTTGTTATTTGTTGTTGTTGATGTATACCCACCAGTTATTTGTGTGTTACTTCCCGAAGAATTTGTTTGTGCATTGTTATCATTTGTTGAGTCTCCCCAAACAGGTAAACTTACAGAAAGTATAAAAGTTAATAGTAGTACGAGTAATAAATTATTTTTTAGTATTGATTTCATTTCTTTTTAATTAATCCCATAGCACCCTTTGCTCCTTTAATTCCAAAACTTGCTGAACAAGCAATATATAATAAATGTTTATAATAATCAGGAAGCTGTTGGAGTGCCACAAAGCCTCTTTCAATATGTATAGTCATGCTAGGAAAAAATACAGCAACTGCAGGAGCGAGTAAACAAATTAAAATTAGTTCGTCTTTCCACGAACCTTTCATTTGGTCTACTGCTGATGCCTCCCACGAGACTTTACCTGCAATCTGCTGTTGTTTTAACTTTGTAGCCGCTTTAATTTCAGTCAATTTATGTTCAGCTTTTGCTTTTTTAGTCTCAACTACACCTTTCACCACATCACCGGCTACTCCTAATAATGGTTTTAATAATAATTGAAACATAATTTAAATTGCTCCTATAATAATAATAACTATTAGAGCAACGATACCGGCCTTAATCCAGTCCTTCATGCTCCAGTCCGACCACTCTTTTAAATGTGACCATAAGTCTTGTAATAGTTTCATATTTCCCTCCTATTAATCAGTTAATTTTACAAATGTCCATATAGCCCCAAGTAATGTACCTATTACTAGGAATACTTTAAGGCCACCAACACCCATATTTGAAGTCGTGTTTAATTCTCTTACTTGTTTTTGCATCATGCCTATATCCTCACGAATATATTTGACATCTGTTTTTAATTCTGCTATTTCTTTTTCCCACTCAGCCATATTATTCTACTCCAAATAGTGTTCTTAAATTTAGTGGGTCAGAATACTCATCTTCTTTTGGTACATTATATTTGTTTCCCCCAAATGTATTTTCCATAACTTTATCTAAGTCTGCATTTGCTAATGCTAAAAGAACACCATATGCTATTTCATTTTCTGCCATTCTAAGCTCTTCAATTTGTGCTAATTTTTCTTCACCACTTAAATTTTTCATAAAACGAATATTATCTCTCATTTCTCTAGATTGAGCTAGTATAGTTAAAGATTCTTCTAAAAACCCAGATACCATTCTAAACTGATTTAATTTTTCACTAGAAAAATTTTCTTCAAGTCCTACAGTATCTAAAAGAAATCTTAAAGAATTTTTAATTTCAAAATCTCCTGCTACAACTGAATCTGCTTTTTCTTTTATTTTATATAAAGTTCTAATATTTTGACTAGCTTTAACAGGAATTTCTACTTTAAATCTTTTAGTAACAATAGACCAAGGTTTTCTAGTTATATCAGCTTGGTCTCCTCTAGCATACACCCTT